GGAGATTTAGAATATTGTTTAGTGATGGTTCCGGTGGAATGACGGAAATTTTTCCTGAAGATTATGAAAAGACGGGCAGACATTTTGTTCAAATCGAAGAGGTGCTTGAAAAGCTGAGAGGTGAAGAATAACAAAAAGGACCCTAGGCAGTGTAACCTAGAGTCCAGAAAGGTTAAAAGGTGTAAACATGAAGTTTACCCTCAATCACTAATATTATTAATAGTAAAAGAATTTGTCAAGAGGAAAATTTGTTATGAATAAATTTAGAACAACTTCTAAGCAGCTGAAAAAAATGATTGCAAAAGCTGAAAAAGAAGTGAATTTAGAAATTGAAAAACAGCTAGATTTGGTTAATTGCTCAATGGTAATTGCCCTTTATAGATTCTGGAATTATCGAACTGACAGAATTTCTAAGATATTATATAAGCAACAAGAAATCTGGAATGAATGCGGTTCTGATTCCAATATGAGCATGATTAGAAAGTGTGATGAAGAATGTGATATTGAGTTGACTAATTATGAAGGTGTCAGCTACAAAAATATTTCATGGTTAAATTCAATTAAAGATACTAAACCATTGAATGACTATGAGTGGCTTATATTCCGTCAGAATCAAAAGAAGTGGACTAAAGCACAGATTCTAGCTTGCGTATGTTTAGCAATGCATAGAGCCGAAGGATGGGGCTTTAAAAGGCTATCTGAATTGATGAACCACATGGAAGATGTATTAGATGAAAATGATTATGACAGAAACAAAGTAATCCAGGCTGCATTTGATGAATGCGGTTATGATTGGCTAGGACAAAACAACGAAAAGGCGGTGGGATAATGAAAGTTATAACTCAAAAAAACTTTGAGTATAGTGAAATGGAACGAGATGCAGTTATGAAATATATCAAAAAAATGGAGAAAAAAGGTTATGACTACAATGAGATGGAAATAACTGTTAGTGGAGAATTATTTCCTAAATACGCAGGATGTTTAATAAAAACTAAAGAGGTTAAAACATGGTAGCAAATTCAGAAATAATCGAAAAGTACAAAGACAGATTTAATCCAGAAAAGCATGAGGTGTTTTTATTGATTGAACGCAAGGCTGATAGCACTGAAAGAGATAGACTTAACTCTAATCATTATCACAAAGGTAATAACCTGGATATGCTTATGGCTATGGGTGAAATAGTTGAGCGAATATCTAAGAAAATGGGCTTAACTTTTGAGGAAACAATGGAAGTTATGAAAAATGCCCATTACCAGGATAAAGTTATTATTAGAACAAGGTATAAGAAAAGGATTGATGCGGAATGGGAATAATAATAACAGATGAAGAATTTTTACATTTTAAAGAATTGGGTCTTGTTGAACAAACTGTGCAGGTGGCTAAAGCTAAAGCTATATTAAAAATGAATTGCGAGTTAAAACCTACTTGTGATGGATGTTTGGATTGTAAAAAACATATCGGTTGTGAGTTTAGGGGCAAGAGTCCTAGGGAGTGGAATAATGATTAAAGCAGGAGAAGAACTATTAAGGCTGCAAGACGAAAATAAGCGACTTAGAGATGGTATTGCCAAAGCCAGAGAGAAAATAGAACTATACAAGGCAGATTGTGATTTGAGTGTTGATGAATACCTTGGTTGCAGAGATTGTAATGAGAATGTTTTTAAAACGATATTTAGGATTATAGATGCTATAACAGAAAGTGAGGATAAAAATGATAAATGAAGAGGCTGAAATGTTAGCAAAAGAATTAGCAGAAGCAAAGCAAAAAGTTGAGTCGCAAAGGAAAGAAATTGAATGTTTGAAAGACAAAAGTAAACCTAGTTATTTGTATCTACAAAGTGGTAGCACACCAATGACAATAGCAGAATTAGTATGCAAGGGATGTTTAGGAGATAATGATGCTCTTAAAGATGTTGTTTATTTTATCAATTGCTATATTGACAGATATAACAGTGATGCAAAAAGTGAGGGAGATAATGGGAAAGAAACGTGATATAGCCAATAAACATATTGAAATACTTATTGATGAATTAGTGGCATACGAAGAAAGTTATGTTGGTAGAAGTTGTTGTCCATATAAATTTACTTTATTCGGCGCAAAAGAAATTGAAAAGCCTAAAAGCTGTGAAGATTGCGAAACCTGTAAAGAGGATTTCTATTTACAAGTCAATAATAACCTCAGAAAGCGATTTATTGTTGAGTAGAAAAATAAGGGGAAGCGGTCGTGTTGTAAGAGTGGAAATCGAACGCAGAGCTATTTGGGAGCAATCGGTCATATGATAGCAATAATAGAGAAAGTGAGGGAGAAGATGCCAACTAAATTTAAAAATGTTGACCAGATATTTATAAAAACTACAGATGGAACTATAATAAATCTTGATAATATTCGAGAAATAGATTTAGAACAGGAATCTGATTATTCAGATTATCTATTTGAAAGTACAAGCATAATCCAAGCTGCCAATATTAGTTGTAAGATAACTGTTAAGAACGATAGAAACAGAACCACAAAAAGATACAGGAAGAATAGAAAGGGGTATAGAGGGTTATGCGACTTGTTGATATAGATAAAATTCAATCTAAATATCAAGAAAAGGAGAATGACCATGATTAAATATAGACCTCATAGGGGTGGCTTAGATGAAGCTATGAAGGAGTATAAAGAGTTTACTGATATAGCTGAGATGCTAAAACACATTGAACAGACTCACGATGGAATGTTAACTACAAATGATATAGTAATTGGCGAATCTCTTGGTGAAGATTCTCGTATTGGGTGGAAATCAACCAGATATATTTGCACTACCAGATACGGAAACGAAAAATACTCAATTCCTCAATGCATTGGAATGTGTGATTTGGGAGAATTAGGATAAATATAAAGCATAAAGTGACATTCTAGCCATCAAAATACTTTCAACGAAAAAGTGTAGGCTAAAAATCTAAAGTGGCTTAAATCGGTGAATATGAGCCGTAGAGAGGGTGAAGTGATTATGGAAATGATATGTAATGATTGTAAAAAGAAGTTTAAATATCAAGAACAAGACATTGTAACCAATCACTTAGGTTTGCCTTGTACAATGATTAAATGTCCTAGATGCTTGACAGTAAATGTGTTAGATATTGATTTTCCATCAGGAATCAACAAGAAAAGGGTTGTTTAGAGAGGTATGTTATGAAGAATGTTATAAAAACTATAGACGAAAAAATAAATGAGATAGTAGAAGAATATAGCTGCTATGATGTTCATGGCGAAGGTTGTGACAATGATTGTGATAACTGTGAAAAAATTCTAAAAGAAGAATTGCTAGAATTGGTGGAAATAGTAAAGAATAACCCCTAGGAATTAACCTAGGGGCTTTAATTTTATTCAAATAATAAATCAGCATATTTGATGTGCAGTGACATTTCCTCGCCTGTTTCTCTAGTAAGTGAGTTTTTAGATTCGGCAGTGCCAGTAAAAGTACCATAGATAGTAACTATATCACCATCGAGGATTTTGACATAATCATCGGAATCTTCGTCTCTATCGTCAAATAACCAAACCGAATAATCCATGTCATATCCATATTCCAAAGCCTCTTCAATAGAGTCATACCATCCATCATCAACTTTCTGCTGTGCTTCGTCCAAATCAATATAATAGGCTATGTAATATTTTGTACCCCATGATTCACGGATATCTGAAATATAGCAAGTAATAGAATAGTTATTGCCCTCATAGTCGGATGGATTTCTGAGGATAGATTTGTAATTTTCTTTAAGGTCAGAACATGAAGCAACGAATGAGTCTTTTGAGTTAGATGAAAAATCAGAAGTATCGGTTTCAGTTTCTTCAACATCCTCATTTTCTTCTGTGGTTTTCTCAGTAGATGTTTCTACTTCATCATTTTCTTCAACTGTTTCAACTATTTCAGTTTCATTTGAAGTGGTTTCAGAATCACCTGATAATTTCCCACCATAGGTAAATAAAGACATTAGAAGTCCAATAATAATTGCTACTACTGATAAAGTATGCTTATGCATCTTTACCTTAGAATCATCACTGATTATGTCGCAAATACCTATAACAACACCAACAATTCCTAAATAGCCTAAGAAGGAAATTATTAATGCTGCAATACTTAGTTTAGAGTGCTTTTTCTTTACGTTTTCTTCCATGTTTCTTTTCTGCTACTATAAACATATACAAAAGTGTATATGCAAGATGATTCGCTACAATCTCACGATTTGTAGTTACTGCTTCAACGTGTATGCTTTGGTAATCTATAAACAGATATACTACTCACAAGTTCTTGTACACTCCACAGTCGTAAATTCCCGACTAAGCCATCGGTACATATCCATATTGCCTTGTATGTAGCATAATATGGATTTCATCTAAATAGTAGACTCTCCTTTCTTAAAATTTTAATTTGCTACTTGGTTTTCGTAGTCTTATACCATTACCCAAACACAACCATCAGGTTTCTATACCATAGTTAACAGGACTATTTCAAACTGTTCTGGAATTTCCTGTGTTTTCGGTAGTTTTACGTTATCAACGAATACTCTGGGTTTTGAGTATCTTTGAGTATATTTACTCACATTTGACAATATTATTAGTTACTTAAAAAAATCTCCTTTTCAAATCTTGCTAAAATTTTTGATACCCCCGAGGGCTAGAAAATCTAGTCCTCAAAGATAAATGTGTCAAATCCGCACATTCTTGGTCGTTCCGTTGGGGTAGTGTCCTGTTTAACGATGCAGTAATCACCACAGCTGAGAAGTTCGATTTCTTCCAAGTGAGCCAGGGCTTTGTCATAAGCTGCATCAATGTTATCTGGATTAACTAAACCAATCTCCATAGCCTGGTTAATCAGAACCTCAATATTGTCTCTTAACTCGTTTTCTGAAATCTCCTTGATTGGCTCAACTACCTTACAATTTTGTGCGTAAACTTTGTAATACATAATCCCACCTTTTTAACCTTTCTTTGTTGATAATTTTGTTTCATTTTTTGTTACCTTAAAATCTTGCTAAACTTTTTTGTACCCCCCAGGGTTATTATTTACAGTGAACAGCAACCCAACAGTTGTATTGTCCGCAAGGTAAACGATTACCTGATGCATCATTTGGCATCTCTTTGTTTTCAGGGCAACCATTACATTTGCGGATATTGCTTTCATCATACATGAAAGCCTTGTAATTATTAACATCCATGATTTTCTCCTTTCTCTAACCTTTCAATTTCTGCCAGGACCAGGCGGTTGATGAAGGCATTGACCGACTCACCAGATAGTGCTTTGATTTTGTCTTTTGTTCCTAGTGGCAGAAGAATAGAAGCTTTATCTTTGCTTGCGATATACTTATCAACTGCCTTTCTGTTATAACTAGGTGTTTTTAGTTTTGCCATTTGTTTAAATCACCTCACTTTCTATATAACTAATATATATGGTGTATTACATAATAGTATAATATATAGCTATTTAAAAACAAACCTAATCCAAAACCTTTTCAAAAAAATCTTGCTAAAAATTTTGATACCCCCCACCCCTTCAAAAATCCTAGGGCTGAAAAATGACCCTAAAATCTTCATGGGTTAGAGTAGCCTAACGACATTCGCCTACTAGGTGATAGGGTAAATGTTAGATAAACCTAACCAAAACACTATATCTAGTGGCTGCTATTTTGGGCGGCTTTTTTTGGTTGCTCCAATATTGGAACAAAAACCAGGAAAAGCCAAACGGACCCGCAACGGCTGCAAAAACATTTTTTTAAATTTCAAACTGCAATTTTTTCATATAATAGGAAAGAACACAAACAAGTCAATTTTTGAACGTCTGAAAACATTGTAAAATCAAGGTTTTTCTTTATTTCCTATCATATAATCATTTTACATTATAAGTTCATAGAATACTATTAGTACAAATTGCACAATAGAAAATGACTTCATTAGTACATTTTTAATAATAAATCATTTTTTTGCAAAAAACACTTGCATAAACCTATTACATAATGCTATTATGTACTCAACAAAACAAACAAGCCCCTACAATTCAATTAAATTGTTTTGTTTGGACTTCATAAGGAACTATAAACCAAAATGGAAAGGAAAAAGGTGGAAATTATGAAATTTAGAACTGTTGAAGATGTAAAGGAAAGTTTAGCAGCAAAAAAAAGAAACTATGAAAAAAGGATTGCTTTATGGAAAGATGTCGAATTTTTAACAAAAAAGAATGGTGAACCATTTCAGGCACTAAACAAAAATTTTAATAATGCAGAAATAGAAAAACAATTTTCTAATTATTACATAAAAGTACATGGTAAAGTTACAAACGATTGCCAAATTTGGAAAAAAGGCGACTCGCAAGACATTTGGAATAAAGGCGAATGGATAAATGACGAAATTTGTTTATATCAAAATAATTACATGAGTAAAAAATACATTCCTGAAAATGGCGACATTTTAGAAGTTGCTGCAATTAAAGAAATGATAAAGGACCACATTGAAAAACTAGAAACTTATCTAAAAGAAACTAACCAGCAACTTGAAAAAGTTGAAAATATTTTAAATAAATACATTCCTTTATTTAGTCAATTAAGAAATGATTTGATAGAGGATTGCGGAGCTGATAACAACACATTATTTTATAATACTATGGAATTTTTAACACGCAACACATTGCATTATTTAGGTTAGGGGGTGCTAGACATGACTTTAAACGAATTATTAAAAATGAAAATTAAGCATCTTTATAGCTTAAAATCTAATTTAGAGGGTTTTAATCCTTATAGGACTTTAGAAAGTACAAATAATATAAAAGCATCCGCTAGAATGCTATCTGTAGACATAATTGATTTGTTAGATGTTATTCGATGGATGCCAGAATGCAATATAACTGATGAAAAATATCACGAAATTTTTTCAAAAGTTAGCGAAACAAGGCAAGCAATAGAAAAAATATAAATTTAGTGAGGTGTAAAAAATGATTTTAAAGAAGATTCAAAAGATGGCTAATTGCTATTATGTGGTTTATTTCTCCGATGCGGTTTTTGTCCGTGGCTTCAATGGTGGGCTTGTTTTTGACGGATACACCAAAAAAGAAGTTATAAACCAATTAAGACATAAATATAATTGCAAGGTTGGAAAGTCGTTTTATTAAAGGAGTAAAGACATGAAATATAAAAATATTGATTTATTAGATTGCAGAATAGAAAACATTATAAAAAGGACTGTCAAACATTATTATACAGATTGGAAAAACTACGACAGAATCAAATATATACATTGCAAAGCAAGCAATCAAAAGGATGATAAAAAGTTAATTTTAATTGTTAGGACCTGCGGCACTTATTTGATAAAAGAATCAGACTTGAATAATAAAAATAGTTGGGGTTTTACATTGTGGAATTATTTCCATAATCAGGAATCAGCAATTTTTTATTTTGTAGATTTGGAGAAATTAACAATTGTAAAAGAAAAGGGGGTGGCTGCATGAATAAATTGAGGCTTATTCAATATAAAGGCGACTATGATAATTATAATAAAGGGGTTCTAATTGATGTATTACTTAATAATGATTATGTATATTATAAGGCTTTAGAAGAATCTAAAGATAGTATTAAAAAGGTTTTAACACTAGAAATAAAGGGTAAAAATTACGATGAAAAAGCCGACTATTTAAGAAATTTAGCTATTGACTTTCAAATGTTTGAGGATAACGCAAAAATATGTTTTTCAATGTCTGAAATATATGATATTTGTTCATGGTTTGAACAAAAAGCAAAAAGATTTGGACTTGTAAAAGAGTTCAAGGAAAATGGTATTATTTAGGTGTAGAAATTAGTTAAAAAATGGATATAATAAAATTAATTAATAAATAGGGGGTAGCAATATGAGGTATTATATAACAGATAATCAGGGCAATATTTACGGGGATTTTGAGGAATTAAAAAAGGCAAAAAATGCATTATCGGACACAATCGAACAATTGAAAAGTGAAAAAACAATACAAGAGATTGAAAAACTAGAACTCGAAATTATAGAAGGCGATAACTAAAGGGTGGATTTATTCCACCTTTTTTTTTATTGCTCCAAAACATTAATCAGGGGTAAAAATGCGATATAGCTTTTTAAGGCTCTTAAACGGCTTTTAAACCGATTTTAATTTTTAGGTGAAGAAATACTCAGGAAAACATTTAAAAAGGCTCTAAGGGGCATTTAAAACAGTTTAAAGGGTATATTTTGATAAAAGTTTTTGGCAAGTTGCAAAATTTAGGTTTTTCGGCTTGCTTTTTTAGTGTCCTAAAATATGGACATAGCTTTTAAAGGCTCTAATTTGGATTTTAAGCCCTTTTATATATTCAATAGTGTTTTATTCAAGTAAAACAATAGATTGATAAATAGAGTGTATTATATAAGCTATAAATATATTATAGGGCTTTTTAATTCCTCAGAATTGGAAATATAAAAATCTGGTTTTAAAAGCTGCTAAAATCGAAAATATAAAATCATGGTGTTAGAATATCATCACAGAACACGTATAAACGGATTTTAAGGGGTGCTAAACATGGAACTAAACCAAACTATTATTGATGATTTAAATATGCTTTTTGATGAATTTATAAATCAAAATAACATAGATTTAGAAAACCAAAAGTTAACAACAAATAGATACAATGCTATTATGATACATTTATATACTATATATGTCTCTAAATTGGAGATAACAAACAATAAAGGAATAAAGCAATATAGCTATATTGATTATATTACTATAATAGAATGGTACATAAATAAATCTCTTTACCTAGATATTATTTCCCTTTTTGGTTTTTGTTGTTTAATAAATAGGTCTACTGAATTTATTAGAAATATAAAATATATGGACTCTAAAGATTATTTAAATAGCTTTATCTTTGATATAGATAATAAAAATATATTAGAGCAGAGTAGTAATAACAACATTAATAATAGTCATGTGTCCATAAATACGGACATGGAAAAGGCAAGCCTACACTTGCAAAACGTTACAAAAAAGCTTTTCGAGTCAATAACTCAATCCACAGTTAACAAATTGAATGACTCCACAATAGGACTTGTAACGAATGCCAATAACAATAAAGACATCGGTTTAATGTATGCTAAAGAACGAATACAGGAGCAAACAAAAGCACGTTTAACAATAGCATTGAATGATTTACCAAAACTAGAATAAACACAATATATTGTGTTATGGTTCTACCTGGTTTATATTGCGGCATAGTTTACAATGGTTTTACATTGAATTGTGTATAACAGAAACGTGACGAATAAAGGGCTTGCAGTTGAATTGTCAAATTGTGTCTAAATTGTATAATCTATCCTATAAACTCTTATTTAACCGATAGATACTATGCAAGGCATTTATAGTTTCCTAAAATTCTTGAAAACACTAGTCATTTTAGGGGTTGGCTTTTTGCCCCTTTTCTAAAAGCCTATTGCCTACTAGGTAGGTGGGTGGGGGTCTGTGAGAAACCCCTTTTTCGCCCCTAGTTAGTCACCCAAATATTGAAAAATTTAAAAAGCCCCTTTTATATATCACATTCTTATCGACTAAAAATGAATTAAACATTTATACCCTAAAAACTTAAATTCAAATCAAAAATATGCATAAAAACTGCAAATTTCACAAATAAATTAAACAAAAATCGAAAATTTCTAAAGAGCATTTCAGAAAAATTCCAAAATAAAAAAAGGCGAAAAATCGAAAACGCAAAAATCCCATGTTAGACTAGATATTGAGAAAGTGAGAAAGCCATGGGATATGGCGAAGAGAAAGAAATAAAAGAACTGAGGGAATACTGTCGAAAGATAGATACCTTAGTTAAGCAAAAAGGACCAAAATTTGAATATTGTGATGCCAGGTATAAAGCTGCGGTTATCTACAAAGATAATGGTTATAAAGCTTTAGCATATAGGCAAACATTACTAGCAAAAAATGAACTGCATCAGATAGTCAAGCATAGTACAAAGAATATAAGCCCTAATGGTAAAGGTTTTGACCTGTTTGAATTAGATGATTATTGCAAGGAGCATGAGGTAGAGACAGCTGAGAATAAACTATTTTGGGATTTGCTGTATTTAGAGTCTCAGGACATATTTGATAGCTATTTGCTGTACTTGGAGAAAGATAGAGAGCCTAAAGATAGATTCTACTATCCGAAACGAGATTGTTTGCGAAAGACAGGCATTGTACAGGGTATGCAAGACCTAGAAGATAATGTGCTGAATATCCTGACAATATCAATGCCACCTGGAACAGGAAAAGGACAACCACTTTATAGCCACGTTTTAACCCCTGATGGATTTGTTGAAATGCGTGATATAAAAGTTGGCTCAAAAGTGTTAACACCTGTTAGGGGATGTTTGCATAAACTGAAAGAGGAAACTGTTTTAGGTGTATTTCCACATGAGAACATGGATGTTTATGAGATAACACTGGAGTCTATGAGTGGTAAAAAGCTTAGGTGTAGATGTGATATATCTCATATTTGGCGAGTTTCTTTTGATAGACCTAATACTAAAGACCGACATTTATGTTATAGCGGTGGATATAATGATTATGAGGATATAGAAATGAGCAGAATGATTGAGGAATTTCAATCAGGAAGAAAAATCTATATTCCCACACATGATAGTATGTGTTTTCCGCTTGAATTGGTAGATATTGAATATATTGGCAAAGAAGATACTCAATGCATTTATATTAGCGGTGATGACCATTTATACATCACAGATAACTTTATAATCACTCATAACACTACTCTACTTAAATTCTTTGCAACATGGGTAATGGGGAAAAGACCAGATAGCTATAGCATTTTCTATAGTCACTCAGATGATATTACAAGAATGTTCTATGATGGAGTTTTGGACATAATTAAGAGTGATGAATATAAATATTCTGAGATATTCCCTAAAGTGTTTATACAGAATACAAATGCAAAAGGACAGCGAATAAACCTAAATAACTATAAGCCATTTGAGTCGCTACAATGCACTACAGTAGGTGCTAAGAACTCAGGTAAGGTAAGAGTAAGTCCAGATGGTTATTTGTTCTGTGATGACCTTATAGGCGGCATAGAAGAGGCATTAAATAAATCAAGACTAGATACTGTATGGGCAAAATATGGTACTGATGCAAGACAGCGAAAGAAAGATGGAGCAAAAGAGATTATGATAGCTACAAGATGGTCAGTACATGATTGTATTGGTCGATTGCAGCTGATATATAGGACAGACCCCAAGGTTAGATTTATAGCAGTACCAGGAATAAATAAAGAGACAGGAAAGAGTAATTTTGAATACAAGTATGATGGCTTTTCAGTAGAGTTTTATGAGGACCAACAGAAATGTATGGATGACATTTCTTATAAGTGCTTGTATGACAATGAGCCAATCGAAAGAGAGGGTATCTTGTATCATGCTGATGAATTAAGGCGGTATGAGAATTTACCTAACAGAGAACCAGATGCAGTATATAGCATTGGAGATGTTAAGAATAAGGGTACTGACTTTATGGTATTTCCTGTTATTGCCCAATATGGCAATGATTACTATTGCGTTGATTGTGTATGCGATGATGACCCTGATTTTGGAATACAGCAACAGAAAGTGGCATCGTTGTTTTTTAGAAACAAAGTTCAGATTGCAGAATTTGAATCTAACAATGGCGGTGACAGATTTTCGTCAGATGTTGATGAAGTGCTTAAAAAGATGGGTGGATTTACACACATTACAAGCAAATTCACAGAATCAAACAAAGAGGCAAGAATATTTGCTAATGCGTTCTGGGTAAAACAAAACATTTTATTTAAGAAAGATATACTATATGGACCAAAAGAAGATTACGGAATAATGATGGCTTGGTTGTGCAGATATTCAGTAGTTGGAAAAAATGAACATGACGATGTTCCGGATTGCTTTGCAAACATAGCTTTATATTTCCAACGAGGATTGCAGCAAGCCACAGTAACACCTGTTTTTAATCCGTTCAGAATGGGTAGCTACTAGAAAGGGGAGAACGATGACAACACAAGAATATTTAAGTCAAATTGCAAGATTTGAAAGCATGATAGAGAGAAAACAGCAGGAAGTGAATAGGCTAGACATGATGGCACATGGCATAAAATCGCCAACATATGACCCTGATAAGGTACAGACATCTCTGCAAGGCGATAAGATGTCCACTGCGGTAGCAAAGCTTATGGATGCACAAAATGAGGTGTCTTGCCTGGTAGATTTATATTTAACTCAGAGAAAGTACATAATATCTCAAATTGATAAAATACCCGACAGAATATCGTACAGCATTCTTACAGACAAATATGTTGAACATAAACATAATTACGAAATAGCTTGTGACCTAAAATATTCAGAAAGATGGGTTCGTAAAGCACATATAAGAGCATTAAAAGAGTTTGAGAAGCTGTATGGACAAGACTATTTAGATAAACCTAGTGTATACGCATAAAAGTGTGCCATATAGTTCCTAATAGTTCCGCTTTGTTCCCTTGTATTCCCTTTAAAAATAGTGATATAGTAAAATTAGAAATAGTGGATTGATTGCTACTACATTTTTTATTATTCTGATTCCATAACGGAATCCTCCTTTTCATAGGCTATCGAGATTGGTCGTACTCGGTAGCCATTTTTATTGCAGATTTTTAGAGGTTGGTTATGTCACAAAACAAGAAATATTTTAATGACCTGGTAAAAGGTTGTTACGGAAGAAAAATTGCATACTGTGATGTTGACGAAATCACCGAAGAAAATGTTATTAAAGTAGTGGGCGATTGTATTGGAGTATTTAACTATAACAAAACTGTTATTCAGTATCTTTGGAATTATTTTAAAGGTGACCAACCTGTTTTATACAGAACTAAAACGATACGTGATGATGTAAATAACAAAGTTGTTGAGAATCACGCATACGAAATTGTCATGTTTAAGACAGCACAATCTTATGGCGAACCTATCCAATTAGTATCGCTAAAAGAGGACGATACAGTAAATAAATTCGTTGATAGATTCAATGAATATACAAGAGCCATTAATAAACCTGCTAAAGATATTGAGACAGGTACATGGCAAAGTGCAGTAGGAACGGCTTATAAAGGTGTTCAAAAGACAGGCAAAAAGGATTTACCTTTTAGATTGGTTAATATGAATCCACTGAACACTTTTGTAATTTATTCTAGGCAGACGCATGAGCCAATGGCAGCGGTTGAAGAGTTGAAGGATGCCAATGGTCAGTATTACAAAATGGTATATACGGACACAACAGAGTTTCGCATTCAGAATAGCCAATTGCTTAATGTAGTTAATTCAAATGGACAGCTTGTTAAATCTAAACTACATGGGTTTGGCGGTATTCCAATTGTTGAATATCCAAATAATCCTGAGAGAATATCTGACATTGAGTTAGTAATAACAATGCTTGATGCCATTAATAATATGCAATCCAATCGTTCAGATGCTATTGAGCAGTTTGTTCAAAGTTGGATTAAATTTATCAATTGTGACATTGACGAAGAGAATTTCCAGAAGATGAAATCTATGGGTGCTATTGCTGTTAAATCTAATGGTGATAACAAAAAAGTCGATGTCGAAATAATGAGCCAGGAACTAAAGCAATCTGAATCTCAGGTTGCTAAAGATGACCTGTGGAATAATGTGCTTAGTATTTCTGCTATCCCTAATAAAGAGGGGAATACAGGTGGAGATACCCAAGGTGCAGTAGAACTCAGAAATGGATGGGATTTTTCAAAGCAGAGAGCAAAATTAAAAGACCCATTTATTGTTGAAGCAGAGCGAAAGATTATTGAAGTTGCTCTAAATATTATTCGTGTACTTGGTAATGATGATTGTAGATTAACTGTATTTGATTATGATGTACAGATTAATCATAGTCCTACAGATAATATGCAGGTAAAATGCCAATGCTTACAATTATTGCTGCAATCGGGTATTCATCCATTAATTGCAATTAGTGTTATAGGACTTTTCGAGGACCCACAGCACGTTTACTCAGAATCATTGGAATACATTGAAAAGATGATATATCAAGAGGCAGACGATAAAGCTAAAGAAGAAGTTGTAGATTATGATGCTCAGAAGCAGAAAGCAACAAAGCTAGTAGAGGATTTTAAGAATGGCAACAATGAAAATAGACCAACTAAATAGTCCTGTTGAGATTGTTGTTGAAAAGTCTAATGTACAAGATATACACACATACTTTGATGAAATGTATCTAACTGATTCTGAAAAGGAAGAACGAGAAGATTTAGCTAGAAACATTTATATAATAATCAGTGCCATTTTAACTATTATCAAGGCTAATGAAATGCTAGGTAACGAGCATGATATTGATTATTACAAGCAATACATATCTAATAGCCTACAAGTGGTTATAGATGGTGTATTCGGTGATGGCACATATCAAGATTTGGTATATAGATTTGCTGATGAATTTATTGATACCACAATGAAGCATATAAATGACCCTTATTTTACTTCTGAGGAAAGGGCTATTGTTAATGCTGAGAATCAATCAAATTCAATCTATAATCGCAAGCAATACGATAATGCGGTTAGAGATGGCAAGACTAAAAAGAAGTGGGTTACAATGCACGATAAACGTGTGAGAAAAGCACATGAAGAGGCAGACGGACAGGAAGTTGATATTAACAAGCCTTTTGAGGTAGGCGGTGAAGAATTAGATTTTCCATGTGACCCATTAGCAGGTGCAAAAAACACTGTGAATTGCAGATGCATTTGCTTGTACAGATAAAGTCGAAATAGAGACTTTAAACCTATTTGAAAGGTCGAAAGACCATAAATTTATAAAGAGAGGTCCTACTTTAGTGGACGATTCAAAATAGGGCGAGACAAGAATTGGTTAATCTTGTAGAGTCGTAACCAGACACGGGTCTAAAAACACGGATAGCTTTATTTTACAAATTTAATTGATTAGATGCGCTTATTAATTTAAGTGGTCGAGGGAATGATTTATGTCATTCCCTTTTTTATTGGGAGAAAAAAGATGGATAACTTGTATGTAACTATAAGACACATGACAAGTGATTCCAGAATGATTTCTTTGAACACGGCAGTACCACAGTACAAAGTAAGTCAACTGAAATCAAACTTGTTTTTAAAAGCAAACGAGCCTGATAGAGACACTTGTGAATGGTGGTTTAGACTTTATAGGGGTGACTTTGAAAAAGCCGATATAAAGCGGTTAGAGAGGGCTGTAGAGGGTAAACCTCAAATTGAATACTGATAAATTATAGCGACTTTTTATAGGTCGCTATTTTTTATATATAAATGCACCTATGCGGAAATAGGAACGAGTAGACATTGGGTGAGAGAACATCCGCAAACAAATCGGTCAAAAGTAAGAAAGGAAAAAGACAGATGAAAAGAGAAGAAGCAAAAGCGAATCTTGTCGCTCTAGGAGTGGCAGAACCTACTGATGAACAGATTACAAATTATCTTAATCAGTTAGAGGGCGAAACAAATGGCTTAAAGACAAAGCTATCTAAAGCTGAAAAGGATGCTCAGAATGTAGCAGAACTACAGAAACAGTTAAAAGCACTTGAAGATGCAAAATTAACAGATGAAGAAAAGGCAGCTAAAGATGCAAAAGCAAAAGATGATTTAGTTGCACAGCTACAGAGCCAGGTTAAGGCTATGGAGTTAAGAAGTCAGTTGGCTGATAAGGGTATCACAGGTGAGGATGCAGATAAGCTAATTACCTCATTCAACAATGGTTCGCTTGATGTGGAACTCTTAGGAAACATCATTTCTGCCAAAGAGACAGCAGCAGCCAAGAAAAAGGAAGAAGAGATTGCAAAAGGCTCTACTAATCCTGGTGGCGGTTCAACAGGTGGTAATGATGATACAAACAAAGGCTACGATGAAAACGTGGTAAATTCAGTTGTTTCATCAATGATTGGTGGTGGAGAAAAAGCTACCACAGATATCATTGGTAACTATTTATAAATCTTAGAAAGAGAGGAATTAGAGATGAAAGTACAGAATGATAAGTACATTACACAGCCAGAAATTCGTAAGAGACTTCTTGGTGGTGAGTTGACAGAGCCTATTACTGTTACAGATGCTTCCCTTGCAACAAATCATGTTGTTAAGGCAGGTACACCACTTGCCGCAAGCGGTGTTATTGCTAATACAGGAGATGCAAAAGGCATTCTTCTTAATGATGTGTTTGAGGAAAATCCAAACGGAACAATCCTCAGTGCATTTGGTGAAGTAAATAAGGCTGTAGCTGAGTCATGGTCAGGTATTACATATACAGCAGCTATGATGTCAGCACTTGGAAATATTAAATTTCAGTAAATAGAAAGGAGAAAAAGGCAATGTATAATATCACAGATGCTTACAATACAAAGGCTATCGCAGCAGTACATAAAAAGAATGTATCAAACGATATCCCTTATCTTGGTGAAGGTCTTTTCCCAAGAGCAAAGAAAATGTCTCTTGATTTGAAGTGGATTGCAGATTCACAGGGATTACCTGTTTCACTTGCACCATCTACATTTGATGCAGTTTCAACGCTCCGTTCAAGAGAAGGTTTTGAGATTACACAGACACAGATGGCTTACTTCAAGGAGTCAATGGTAGTTAAGGAAGAGGACGAGCAGAAGATTATGCAGATTCAGAGCGCAGACGAGCCACTTGCTCAGGAAGTGCTTGCTAACATCTTCAATGATGCTGAGACTCTTATTAAGGGCGCACAGGTTGTACCAGAGCGCATGAGAATGTCACTTCTTTCATCATGCTATGTTGATACAACTGTATCACCTAATGTTGCTCATGGACCTTCTATTAGCATTGCTGCTAATGGTGCTACATATGCATACAACTATGACCCAGATGGAAAGTACGCACAGAATAACTTCGTTAAGTTAACTGGCACATCTGTATGGTCTGATACAGAAAAGTCTGACCCTGTAGCTGATATCCAGACAGGTATTGATGCAGTAGAAAATCTTACAGGTGATACACCTACAATCCTTCTTGTAAGCAAGAAAACATTCGGCTATCTCAAAGCAAACAAGAAGATTCAGTCAATGATTCTTGCACAGAATACAACTGCAAACGTGCTTATCAACGATGCTAGAGTTAAGGAAATCCTTAAATCTGAGGTTGGTGTTGATGTTATCGTTTACAAGAAGAAGTACAAGGATGAAGCAGGAGTTGTTCATACATTCTATCCTGATGGAATGGCTACACTTCTTCCAACAGGCGCACTTGGTAAGACATGGTTCGGTATGACACCTGATGAAAGAACAGGTGTTAAGGACCCTGTAAAGGATGTATCACTTGTTGATACAGGTGTTGCTGTATCTGTAGTAATTACAGATGACCCAGACCAGACAAAGACTACTGCATCTGAGATTGTACTTCCATCATTCGAGAGAATGTTCAGCACATATCAGATTGCTTGCTACACACCTGCATAGTTCAGGAAGGAGCGATAGGCAATGAAATATAATTGTTATGTTAAGCATAACGGTGTTTTATATGCCCCTGGTACAGATGTACCAGAGGGCAAAGCACCCATTAAAGCTGAAACAAAGAAAGTTGAACCTAAGAAAGAAGAACCTACAGTTGAGCCAGAGTTTACAAGAACTCAGATTCAGCAGATGAATAGTTCTGATTTAAGGGTGACGGCATCTAAACTAGATATTGAATATGGTGAGGATGCAACAAATAGAGAATTAAAACAGATGATTTTTGACAAATTAGGAATGTAAGAGCATGGATGAATTAGTTTTAGCGGTACGAGATTTAGCAAAAGAATATTGGAATGAAACAGGTGACAATCAGATTGAGGCATTCCCAAAATCTGTAGTTGCTTTTGTTATCGAATATGCGATAAGAAGATGTCATTTCCCTAATAATTACTCAACTGAAAAAATTGTAGAAGTGATGAATCAGTTTCAAAATTCACTTGCTATGGCATCTGTAGATGTTTATTCAAAAGCAGGTGCAGAAGGTGAGAAATCACATTCTGAAAATGGTATTGCTAGGACATATTCTGATTCCTATATTGATGAAAAACTGTTAGCATCTTTGCCTAATTACGTGAAGGTGCTTTAAAAGTTGGGTGTACTTGCTGTTGAGGGGTTCTGTCATCACATGGTCTTACCCTTAATAGCGATGGGTTAAAGTAGGGAATATTATGAGAACATTACAAAGAAATAAACAGGATTTGTTTTATGCTGTATATCTTGGAAAACTTCAAAAGCAAAAGATAGACAAAGATGGAAATGTCATTAAGACAGGCGAGAAAAAAGATACTTATGGTGAGCCTGTTCCATTTCAAGGCAATATTGCTCTAAGCGGTGGCGAGTCAGAAGCTGCTGAGTTTGGATTGGATGTTTCTGATTATGATGCAAAGATTGTATTAGAAAAGAATTTATATCCGATTAAAGAAGGCTATTTGGTATGGAATGAGTCTACACCAGAGGTTGACGATGATGGGCATAGCTTAATTACAAGTGCTGATTATAGGGTTGTAAAGAAAGTACCATCCATTAATGGAGAAAGATACGTTTTAAAGGCATTAGTCAATGAAGAAAGCTAAGAACTTGGATATAACCAATCGAAAAAGCATTCAGAATATGATTAACTACCTAGAGGGTGTTAAATCTAGTTTTCCGGAACAATGCAAACAGTTCTGTGAAGAACTTGCTACAGTAGGAATTAAGGCGGCTATTATGGCAACTACAAGTGATAAAAGTGGTTTATCAAGTCTTGTCGTATTTGCGAAAGAAATGAAAATCGAAGATAAAAGTGGTTGCTCGATGATTATGTATGGCAGAAACATTAGGTCAGTTTTTGGTGAGGATGCAAATGCAGCAGAAGTTAGCCCTATATTGATGATTGAATTTGGTAGTGGTCCGAAAGGTGCGCCACCACAATCACTATTAGATGGACAATTAACTGTAGGTCAAGGAAGTTTTCCTGGACAGACACACGCATTTGACCCTAATGGATGGTGGTATAAAAGTACAAGGGATGGTGAGTGGCATCATTCCTACGGAATTGCCCCATGTTATCCAATGCAAAATGCCTACGATAAGATGGTCACACAAATTGATAAAATTGCAAGGAGTTGTTTTAGGTTATGAGAGTTGATTTAGATTTAGTAGACGAGCAAGTATATACAAAGCTAGTTGAATATGTAACAGAAAACTTATCAGACCTTACACTTACTGATGATAATTTTTCAACGAGGGATTCTGATTTATCAGGCACTAGCACATTTCCATTTATTCTTATAAAAAGGATTGTGGGAACAGAAACAGCCCTAGATTTAGAGCGAGATACTTTTAATGGTGGCTTATTTACTTATGAAATCAGAGTTACAAGTAATGATTCTCAGGATGAAGCAAAAGAAATTATGAATTGTATCACTAGGGCAATGAAATCAATGAGATTTAGCGGTACATCATTACCAATATCTAGTGATTCAAATAATCTTCATATGTCGATTGCCAGATGGCAACGTACTATGCATGGTGGAGATTTAATTTAATTATGTTACTTAGACCCACTAGGGTCTTTTTTTATAGCTTAGAAAGGAGCAAATGATTATGAGCGAGGCTATTTCAGGATTAAATGCCAGAGTCATTTATAAGGAACATAGCACAGATAATGTGTGGCTAGGAACTTATACAAAGACAATGAAAGCTATCAGCATTTCATCACCTTATGGAGATATTAATGAAATTGATACTTCTACATTGGAAGATTTTATTGAGACACACGTTCCAGGTCGTAGAACTTCATCAGGTCTTGATATCCAGGGTTCTTATCGCAAAGAAGATTTTGCAAGACTTGGTGCGCTTGAAGATAAGGTTCTTGATTTTATTTTACTTCTTGGAAATGATGGCAAAGGCGATGCAGGTAAGATTGCATTCACAGGAAAGATTTCTACAAAGATTGATGATGTATCAGATGGCCATGTAACAATGACATCTCATATTACAGTATCTACTGTACCTGCTATTGTTACTGATGCACTAACAGTTACACCTGATGCAGCAGAAGAAGAATTTACAGTTGCAGCAGCTTAGTATTGGATTTAGGGGCTAGATTTTAGCCCCTTTTTGTTTTGAATAAGAAGAAAGCATTAAGTAACTAAAAATATTATCAAATGTGAGTAAATATACTCAAAGATACCTAAAATCCGAGGTATTAGTTGGTAACTTAAAACTACTAAAAACACAGGAAATACCAGAGCAGTTTGAAACAGTCCTGCTAACTACGGTGTAGAAGCCTGATGGTTGTGTTTGAGTAATGGTATAAGTCTACAAAAACCAAGTAGCAAATAACAATATTAAGAAAGGAAAAGCTATTAAGATGAAATCTATATAAAGCCATGTTCAAGGCGATATAGATATGTACCGATGGCTAAGTCGGGAATTTACGACTGTGGAGTGTACAAAAACTTGTAAGTAGCGTAATCGCAAAAGCATACACATTGAAGCAGTAACCATAAATCGTGAGATTATGGCGAATCATCTTGCATATACACTTTTGTATATGTTTATAGTAGCAGATTAAGACTATGATGACATTAAATATTAGTGGAAAAGATTATAAGGTTAAGTATTCATATAACACATTTGCTGATACGGATTTGTTAGAGAGGGTGCAGCAAATGGCTACAGTGTTTGATGGAGATGGTGGCATAGCCAAAGTAAAAGATTTATTTGTTTTGGTTAGAGAACTGCTTTTTGTAGGTTTCAAAAAAGAAAATCCTGTTGAGTCTATTGAGGCTGTAGGAGAATTACTTGACCAGTACATAGATGAAACACCTGTTAATGAAGATGGCGAGAAAACTGAGCAGAGAGGAATATTTACTTTGTTCACTATGTTAAGTGAGGAATTAGCATCTGAGGGTTTTTTATCAGATATGACAACTGCGATAGAGGAAGTCAAGAAGAACAATATTCAGGCGATTCCACAGGACCACAAGAAATCGACAAAGAAATAAAGCCGTATCGCCAACAGATTTATGAAGATATTTTACCCCATTATCTAGCTTTAGGTGTTGATTTTAACACATTTATGCAAAGCACACCTTACGAAATGAAAGCCTATGATAAAGCCTATGTAATTCAAAGAAAGATACAAGATGAAAGAGATTGGATGATGGGGCAATATGTGATGTCTGCTTTTGGAACAATTTTAAGTCAGGCATTTAGCAAAAAAGGCAATTCAAAAGCTAAATATATTGAAAAACCATTTCTTGCTGATGAAAAAGATTTATCTAAAGCAAAAGAAAAATCTGATATTGCCACAATGACAAAATGGGCTATGGATTTTGGAAAAGATAATAATTTGCCACCGACAATATTCAAGACAGAATAAATAACACAGCTTAGATGAAGGAGAACAAATAAATGAATATTCAAACATCAATGATGGTAATGCAAGCGGTATTAACCTTTGGAAATCTATGTATTATGCTTTATGCTTTTTCAAATTTTCTTCGAAAACCACATGATTCTTTAACTGAAAGAATTGTTGCATTAGAAGTTAAACAAAAAGAAGTAGAAATTGCGTTACGCAAAGGAAATGACAAATTTAGAGAACACGATACTACAAACGAAGTGCTAATTCGGTCTGTTATGGCTCTTATTGAGTTTGAAATTCAGTTTTGTCTTACGGAAAAAAAAGAAATATCTCCTGATTTAGATAAAGTCAGACAAGATTTACATGATTATTTAGCAAGAAAATAACAGAAAGGTAGGAACGAGTAAATGTCAAATAAAGTCTATGACGTTTTAAAAGATATTTCATTATGTTGGATGCCATTAGGTATTGCTTTTGTTGGTGTTTGCTTAGAAGCACTTAACGTACCATCAGCAGGTGTAGTAATGACAATCCTTGTTGCTGCAAACACTTTCTTGGGTGGTGTTGTTAAATATTACAAATCAAAATACGACAGGGAAGGAGAGTAGCTATGGCAGTATTAGTTGGGAATGCATCTATCGATGAAAGAGGAAAATCTAAGGGTGGATTATCAGGCGACCAGACAGGCAAAGAGGTTTGCACCCGTGCTTGGTATGACAAAGGATGGAATGTTGTATTAAGACCAAAATCTAATGCATTAGCAGAAAGTTCTGCACGTATATGTGAAATACTTTGTGAAAATAATAATGTTGGTTATGACCAAAACCAAAGAAATAGACTATGGACAAATTTTAAAAACACAGGTGAGGTATCACCTACTCATAAAGTAGAATGTGATTGCAGTTCGTTTATGACTTACTGTGCAATTCTAGGCGGTGCAAATATTTCATATGGAAGTAATGCACCTACAACAAGCACTATGAAGTCTAAATTCAAGGCTAGTGGCAATTATGAAGTCTTAACGGATGAAAAGTACCTTAATTCTGATGAATACCTAAAAAGAGGAGATATACTCGTTAAAGAGGGTAGTCATACAGTTATGGCACTTACAGATGGCTCAAAAGCTAATACAAGTTCATATAGTAAGGCTATTATTGTAATTCCTGCTGCTACCATTAAAAAGGGAGCAAAAGGAGATAATGTTAAGGCATTACAGTTAGCATTAAACACTTTGTTTGCTTGTGGATTAGCTATTGATGGTTCATTTGGAACAAAAACATTCAATGCAATTAAAAATACTCAGCAGACACTTAAAAACGCAGGACTATATACAAGTACCATTGATGGTATATTCGGTCCTAATAATCGTAAAGCACTTGTACAGTATGCAATGCAAAAAGGCTACACAGTGCGATAGTAGAAAACTTTAAAGGGTGTAAGGATATTTCCTTGCACCCTTATTTTTGTATGAGGATAAAATCATGGCAGTAACAAATCAACTTGAAATAGATATCAAGGCAAAATCTGATAAAGCCACATCTTCCCTGGATAATTTAATTGCAAAACTAAATGAAGTAAATACAGCCCTTAATGGTTTGAATACTGCAAAGATTACAGAAATATCAAAAGGGTTGAAGGGATTAAAAGGAGTACATATTAAACCAGGCGGTGGTTCCGGAAGTGGTGGCTCTAGCGGTGGCAGTTCTAGTAATAATGCAAGCATTAAAAAGACTTCTACATTATTAGATTTGCTATCTTCTAGTTCTAAACGTGCAAATATAGGAATTTTGAACTTTAGAGGTTCTATGCTGAAACTTGCAGCTGCATGGGGAACATTCTATGCAGCAATGTACCCTGTTATCCGTTTATTCAAATTACTAGGTAGTCAAGTTGAAAATTCTATGGATTATGTAGAAACATACAACTACTTTATAGTAACGATGAATAAGATAGGGCATGATGCAGGCGAAGAATTTTCAAATGGTTTCATGTCTCAAATAAAAGCCTTAGACCAGAAAATGACAGGCTTTAAGATTGGTGAGAATGGCGAACTGTTTGAATCAGGAGAAAAAAGTTTAGGAATAGACCCAAATGCATTAATGCAATTCCAAGCTAGAATTGGTGCGGTTACTAATTCAGTAGGCTTAATGGGTGAGACATCTATAGCTACACAAAAGGCTCTTTCTATGTTGTCCTCAGATTTATCTTCATTAAAAAATGAGGATTTAGAGTCTGTTATGAATAATTTGTCTAGTGGTCTTATTGGTCAATCTAGGGCATTGTATAAGTATGGTATTGATATTACTAATGCAACTCTAAAGACATATGCTTATGAGCATGGTGTTACTAAGGCTGTTTCCGCTATGACTCAGAGTGAGAAATTACAGTTAAGGGTATTAGCAATCTTAGACCAGTCAAAAATAGCATGGGGCGACCAGGCAAACACAATCAATTCTGTAGCTAATCAATATAGATTGATGAAACAACAGATATCTAATTTAGGTAGAGTAATAGGAAATCTATTTTTGCCTATAGTTCAGAAAGTTTTACCATATCTGAATGCTTTTATTATAGCATTGCGTAGAATTGGTGAGTTGGTAGGGCTAAAAATATTTGGTAGTGATTGGCAGAAAAACCTTAATAGCGGTGTTTCAAGTGGTAATTTTGACGGAATAGAAGAGGGTGCAGAAGATGCAGCTGATGCTATGGATGATGCAACTAAATCTGCCAAGAAACTAAAACAAGCCACAATGGGATTTGATGAATTGAATATCATTAGCCAGGATAGTTCAAGCGGTAGTGGTAGCGGTTCTGGTGGTGGTGGTTCAATTGATTTATCAGATGATATTAATGCTGCTTTGGCTGAATATGAAAAAGTATGGAACGATGCTTTTAATAATATGGCTAACAAAGCAGAAGAACTTGCAGATAAATTTATGAGTTTTGTAGAGGCTAAAGATTGGTTTGGTCTTGGAAGATGGCTTGCGGATGGACTAGAGGGATTATTAGAGGATATTCCATGGAATAGCATATATCAAGGTGCTAAAGATTTTGGAAAAGGACTAGCACAATTCCTAAATGGTCTGATATCCCCATCATTATTTTATGATGTTGGTAAAACCATTGCTAACTCATTAAATACTGCAATTTATGCTACATGGGAATTTGCTAAGAATTTTGATTTCAGCAATTTAGGTGTAGCTATTGGCAATTACATTAATGGATTTTTTCAAAATTTTGATTTTGCGGCATTAGCGCAAGACTTAAATGCATGGGTAGATGGTTTAGAAACAGCAATAGGTAGTGCATTAGATACTATTAAATGGAAAGATGTGTTTAAGGGGTTATATGACTTTGTTAGCAATCTTGAAATTGATACAGTAGGTGCTATAGTTGGTGTTTTAACAATTAAAAAGGTAGGTAAGGTTGCAATCGGTGAAGCAATAGGAACTTTTATTTCAGGAAAGCTAAAAGCTTTATTGACAGGAATATCTATTAAAGAACTTGGCATCAATATCTTAAAAATTGTCCCATCATTTGCAGGAACAGCGGCTTTTGATACGGTAGCATTCGAAATAGTAGGTCAATTAGATATTGCCCTTAGCAAATTAGCACCTAAACTATCTCATGCACTTGGAAAATTGTTACAAGGTGCTGTTGAAGGTGGTGTAGCAGGTTCATGGATTCCAGGTATAGGAACTATAGCAGGTGCTATCGTTGGTTCATTGGCAGAAGCACTTAATGACTTTAATCCTAAGATATTCAAATTTGAATGGACTAAATATTGGTGGGATGAATGTATAAAATCATTTAAACGTGCTTTCAATTCGAAAGATTTAATCGAATTTGGCGGTAATATTTTTGAGGGAATTATTGAAGGGTTTGTTACAGCAATAACATTCATAACAGAACCTATAAGTCAATTTTTCGTTGGAATATGTGAAGCATTGGCAAATAAATTTGATATGCATAGTCCTGCAAAAAATATGTACCCATTTGGTAAAAATATCTTTCTTGGAATATTAGAAGGTTTTAAATCACAATTTGGTGAGTGGGGAAAAGCTATCGAAGATTGGTATAACAATCATGTGAAACCATGGTTTACTAAAGAAAAATGGCAGCAACTTGGAAATGATGTTAAATCTGGATTAGGTGAAAAATGGATTGAGATTTCAACTAATGTAGCTACTACGTGGGAAAATATTAAAACTACAATAGGTACTAAGTGGGGAGAAATCAAAACTGATACAGCAGCAAAATGGGATGAAATAAAATCTGACCTTGATTCCAAGTGGGAAGATACCAAGACAAAAGCTAGTGAAACTTGGCAAAATCTAAAAGATACAATTGGTACTAAATGGAGTGAAATAAAAGATGATACTTCTACAAAGTGGTCTGATATAAAGTCAGATTTAGGTGATAAATGGAGCGATATTAAATCAGATGCTAATAGTAAATGGTCTGAAATGAAATCTAATATTGCTACAAGATGGACAGAGGTAAAAAATGATACTTCAACTAAGTGGTCTAACATAAAGTCAGATTTAGGTACTAAATGGAGTGATATTAAATCAAATGCTAGTATTAAATGGTCTGAGATGAAGTCTAATATTACTACAAGATGGAGTGAAATAAAAACTGATACTTCTGCTAAATGGGGAACTATAAAAACTGATTTGTTAGGTAAATGGGAAACTCTAAAAACAAATTCAAAAACTAAATTCGGTGATGTAGAAACTAACATTGTAGGTGCGTGGAATAATATTAAAGAAGGAATGACAAAAGCTTGGGATGAAGCTATAGAAACCATTAAAACAGCATGGAATAATTTCGCTAATTGGCTTAATGAAAAGCTTACATGGAGAATTGACCCAGTTGTTGTTGCAGGTAAAACATTATTTGAAGGTACAACAATTAATCTTGGTAAGATTCCAACATTTGCAATGGGTGGTTTTCCAGAGGACGGATTATTTTTTGCAAACCATAGCGAGTTAGTCGGACAGTTCTCTAATGGTCAAACAGCAGTAGCAAACAATGAGCAGATTATCGAGGGCATCAGAAGTGGTGTTGCAAGTGCGGTAAGAGAAGAATTAGGCTACTATCTAAGAGATATTGCTGATAACACTAATGCAACAGCTAACAACACAGAAGATATCAAAAATAAGCCAAATCAGACATTATCTAATAGAGATATTGCAAGGGCTAACAGAATTGGTTCTAGGTCAATGGGATTAACCCTACGGACAACTTAAAAATGTTTAGGAGTGATTAGAAATAGTCACTCCTTTTTTATTGCAAAAATCGAAATGGAAGATTTTCCATGATACGATAATTGAGGTAGAAAAAATGGGAACTTTAGTTAATAGAGATTTCTTAATTATAAATGGTGTTCGAATGCCTATTCCTGCACCAGGTCTTACAGTTGATTCAGCTATAGGTGTGGATGCAGGTAGAAATGCCAATAATGAAGTCGTTGGTCAAGTTGTTGGACGTAGACAGTATAAACTTAACAATCTTGCTTGGCATGGTTTATCTGAGGAAGAATGTAAAACTATTCTTGATGCAATCGAACCATTTTATGTGAAAGTTACTTACAGAGATATCACAGGAGTTACAAGAACACACACAATGTACCCTGGAGATACTAGCGGTAAACCTTATATGGTTACAAATATGCATTACGATTTTATGGAAGATTTGCATTTTAATTTAGTCGATGCCGGATGGGATGATTTAGAGGTAAGCTAACATGAAAAGAGTATCTAATGCCTATAAACAGGCAATGAATAAGCGAATCCGTGACCATTCTTACATGGTTGTCTCAGTAGGTATTATATCCAATGAGGCACAAGCAAGTGCAGCAGTGTCTAATCAAACACATTACCTAAGCAATAATACATTTTTTCTGCATGACAGGGATATAACAGTAAGATATGCAACATTTGAGGAACAACAGACATTGGCTGATGGTTCAGTTTTATTTCCACCACAAGAGAGTGAATACTATCAGACAGCAGATACACAGTGTATATCAAAGAATATCAAAGGAAATATTGTTGTTAGCTTTGATAATGCCTATGACATTAAAGGATTAACCCTAGACTTTACGGATGATTACCCTACTGAGTTTCAAATTATTATCAATGGCACAACGATATACAGCTACACAAATGATGCAAGAGTATTTGTTAGCACTGATAATTACGATGATGTAAGGACAATAACGATTAAGCCTATACATTTTATCAATGGGGATAACAAGAGGCTCAGACTTGAAGTAATGCGAATGGGAGTAGGTATCGTATTTCAGAATGAAGATATAGAGTCTGCATCCATTACTGATAGTGCATCCTTTGTCTCAGAGGAATTGCCACAGCTAGATTTCAATGTTACCTGTTTTGATAGGAATAAGAGATTTAATGTGGATGATGATAATTCTTTTATTAACTACTTAGAGGGCGGTCAAGCTATGAATTGCTCAATAGGTATTGAGTTAGACAATGGTGATACAGAATGGGTGGATATGCCTATTACATACTTATCAAGTTGGTCTAGTGATGGTAATAGAGTTTCATTTACAGGTGTTGATAGGTTGGCATTATTAACCACTAAATATACTGAGGGTAACACAATACATACACGTACATTGTACGATGATGCCAAGGCAATATTTGATTTTCTAGGTTTTGAGCCAGATGAATACTTAATAGATGATGTGCTAAGAAATGTTGTGGTTACAAATCCGTTACCTTTGGTGTCATGTGCGGAATGTCTACAGCTAATAGCTAATGCAGGTAGATGTGCATTAAAGCAAGATACAGACGGAGCGGTACAATTGCTGCCTAACTTTGAAAATATTGTTGAGCCTACAGACATTGAAGTATCAACAAGTGATAATGCATATTGGTCTAAATCAGACATTACGGGTGAGGGTTCACCTTATGTATATGCTGATATGACAAGGCAGTTTGTAAGTGCTGATGGTTCGTTTCTATTTATGCCTAAAACTAACGAAACAATACAACAAAGTGGTTTTGTTACTGATGAAATATCAGATGATAACGGATATTTTCATACTAACCCATCAATAGAATTGAAATTACCTGCGGCTTTTACATACCACGGAATTGATTTTGAATTTGCAGGTGTTCCACCTGTTAGTTTCACAGTAGAAACCTATGACAGTGGCGAACTTATAGACAGTGTGGTAGCAACAGACATAACCAATGATTACAAGCTTAATTATAGTTTTTATAACTTTGATGAAATTAGGTTTATTTTTACACAGGCACAGCCACGAAACAGAGTTGTTTTACAAAAGGTAGCCTTTGGTCTGTTATCAGATTATAGATTGATGAAACAGGATATGTACTGTAACCCTATAGGCACGATAGAGCCTAAAACCAAGGCGGTTAGTGTAAAGATATTTTCATTCGAGAATAAAACCTCTGGTGGAGTCACAAAACCATCTGTTATTGATGATGATGTCTATTACACACATACAATTGAAACAGTTGGCGAGGTTGTCACCTTTGAAAATCAATTGATAGGTACACAAGCCCATGCACAACAGGTAGCTGAATGGTTAGCCAATTATTATTCAAACAATGTTACATACAAGGTTGATTATCGAGGCGAACCAAGAATTGAGTCATTAGATTATATGTACATGGACTCAGATATATTAAACAATTTGCAAGTTGAGGTAGAGAGCGCATCGTTACAATTTAATGGTGCGTTAAGGGGTTCTCTAAATCTTAGACGAGCAATTAATATGATAAGTGAGTAAAGGAGATGCATATGAAGAAAATCATTGATGGTAAGCTTTACAACACAGCAACGGCTACACTTATTATCACATTATACAGTGGGGCTAGAAATTCACAGAGAGACTATTACAGGACAGCTAAAGGTGCTTTTTTCGTACACTATCTGAGAGTTAATGCAATGGACGTAATTCCAGAGGACACAATGAAGGCTTTGTTAATGGAATATGATGTTGATAAGTACCTTGAATTATTTGGTGATGAAGAAGAAATAGAAGAGGGCTAATTATGGCATGGATTAAACCTAAAACCGATTGGGTGGCAACAGATAAAATTGATAGTCACGATTACAACCGAATAGCAGGGAATTTACAATATATGGCTGATAAAATGAAGCTCATTATTCAGCAATATCAAATACAATCCTATGATAGTTTACCTTATGCAGATAAATGGAATATTGCAGAGGATAACTTAGAATTGATTAATGAACTGTCCTACGACTTTACTATAGGACAAAAAAAGCAGTTTAGAACAGGTGGCAATTATATTGACTATAAAGAACTAAATAGGCTAGAAAATGCTACATTGCGTATTCATAACGTATTTATTAATCAAGAAGAATTAGCAAGACATTTTGCATTTACCTGTGGTGGTACAAGGATGTTTGATGTGCCGAGAAGAAATCAAAGTGCTAATGCTAATGTAATGGGTTACAGAATGTCCTTTAGATTAGGAACTACGAAAGGAGTATATAACTAATGGCTGATTTGAGAACGAATTATAAAGACGATATATTGTCTACGGCAGAAGAGGGAACACGAAAATTTAATATAGTAGATGCTAACGGAAATGCGCTGTATGAGGGAGTACATTTAGAGGATGTATCTAATTACTTACAGGTCGGTGATGAATATGGTGCAGATGAAATTAATGAGCAAAACGAGGCGATAAATAATCATACTAACATTATTGGCGATACGGATATTTCGGATATTGGAGATGGAACTGCCACAGGTGCTATTTCTAAACTAAATGGTATAGTCTCTAAAGCAAATCGTCATACAGGCACATATCTAGCAGAAGTAGGCACACATGAGGGTTCAGCACTAGCAAAAAGAATATATGGTATGTCAGTACAAGATGGTACACCAACACCAGATAGCCCTGTGGATATTGTAAGTGCTAAAGCTGATTTTAAATGTGTGGGTAAGAATTTGATTCCTTATCCGTATCTGTACCAAAAAGAAAGAGGTAATCCCACATTGCTTAATGGAGTAACATGGACAGTTAATGCTGATGGAACAATATCGGCGGTGGGAACAGCATCCAATAATTCAAATTATTATTTAATGGATTGGAAAGATGAAATCTTGTTCCATGCTGGAGAAACTTATACTTTAACTGGTTGTCCTAGTGGTGGAAGTGGGACAACATATAGCATTATGTTGTTTGGATTTCTACCAGACCAATCGGGAAGTGAATTAACTCCTACTTTTCATAAATTTGACACAGGAAATGGTGTTACATTTACAATACCACAGGATTGCTACATAAGAATATATTGCAGAGTTACAAATGGAACTACTGCACCAACTGATGCATTCAAGCCAATGCTAACCCTAGCAGATGCCGACCAAACCTACGAAGTAAATCAGCACAAAGATGTAACAACTGACCTTACTCTACGTTCAATAGAAGTAGCCTCAACAGATGATTACACTTACGAACGTGATGGAAAGTATTATATAGCTGATACTATAGATTGGTCTGAGGATAGAGGGTATGAGATTACCAGGAGAATAAAGGAAATCACTATTGATGAAAATAACACATCAGACTGGTATGAAGCATCAACTGCGGTATACGACCAAATTACTTATTCCCTCGATACCATAACGTCAAATGTTACATTAATGTGCAATCAGATGCCTAACGTAGCATCATGGACACCGAACAATTGTTTTGTGAGAAGTTCAAATCATCTTGCGCATTTCTTGTTTGACGCAAACAAATTTGGTTCAAAAGAAAACGCAATTGCTTATTTTACAAATAATCCATTAGTATTTACTTATGTAAAAGATACTCCAACAACCGAGTCTATCACCTCAGAACAGGCACAGGCACTACTTAGCCTAAAGACCTATGATGAAGCTACAAGTATCACAGCCACTTCTGATATAGAGCCAACAATAGACCTAGAATATGCTACATCTGAAATGAGTGCAAAAGCATTGACAGGGCATAATGAGGGATATATAGCACAGGAATTAGAGAGTGTGTATGGTGTTAAGAATTTGATACCTTATCCGTATTATGAAACGACTAAAACGATTAACGGACTTACATTTACTGTTAATGATGATGGTAGTATTACTGTTAATGGTACATCAACTCAAGAAACTCCATTAATATTAGTGTCTAGTAATCAACAATCATATATTGAGCCTGGAACATATAAAGTGACATTACCAGAGGGAACACAAAAACAGTTCCTTAGAGTATATGATTATACTAATGGTGGTAGATTGTGGGATTATAACTCAACAGGAGATATGGTTGTTAGCCAAAGATGTCTGTTAGGTGCAAATTTAATTATTAGAGGTAATGAAACATTAGATAATAAGGTATTTCATCCAATGCTCCGTCCTGCCTCTATTCAATCTAATGAGTATCAACCTTATGCAATGAGTAATTACGAGCTAACTAAGAAAATCAAAGAACTTGAAACAGCATTAACAGAATTAACTTCACAGTAAAGGAGAGAAATTATGTTTAATTTAACTGAGTACATTAAGAAAAACCTTATCAACGGATTTATGGATGGCACATGGAGCGAGTCAAAGGTATCACAGCTTGCTATTGGCTACCTTGACAAAGGACACCTTACACTAGAGGATATTGAGGAAATTGATGCTAAGATTCAGCAAATAAAAGAGGACAGAGCAAATGAGATTGTTGAAGAGGCTGACGTGCAAACACAAGAGGAAGATACAGACAACGGAGATGTGGAGTCTATGGAGTAGCGAACACGTCACATGGGTTTGTGTCGACTGCGGAAAGAGATTTTATTGATTAAAAATTAATATTGAGAAAAGCAAAAAGCTTAGTTGAAATGTTTTTCAGACAAAATGAAAAGTAACGATTAAAGGGCTACTACACAAGTAGTCCTTTTTTATTGTGCAAAATTCAAATTACAAAACTAGAAACTACAATGAAGTTAAGTAGTAAAAAGTTTATAGAAAGGGAAAAATTATGGCATTACGAACAGATTACACAGATGATATTTTGGATTTAGACCAAAATACAAATAGAAAATATACAATAACAAACAATCAAGACAATTCTGTATCATTCACAGATGTAACAGCCTATGCGCAAGAGGGTTCAACATTTGGTGCAGATGATTTTAACAGAACTAATGCAAAGGTTAATGAGTTAGAAAATTCTTTTTCCCAAGCACTAACTGATTTAAAGGCAACAGCAATAGCACAGGCAGTTGGTGCGGTTGGGAATACATTCGCTAGTGTTATTGCGACTTTAGCAACTATCGTAAACAGAGGTGCTGTATCAAAAACATTAGGACTAGGTGAAAGCTATACAGTACCACAAGGCTATCATAATGGTAGTGGCAAAGTTAGTGTAAGTATCACATCCCAAGAAAAGACAATTACTGCAAGTCGTTCACAGCAGATTGTTACACCTGATAATGGCAAGGTATTGTCAAAGGTTACTGTCAACAAATATCCAGATGCAAGCGGAACATATACAGCAACTAGCAGAGGTTCAGCCTTAGACATGGGGGCAGGAAACAATCTTAGATATGTCAATACAAACGGAGTACCTAACACAAATAGTGATACATATAATGTTACATCCAATGGCACTAAAGACATGGGGGCAACTAATACCAATAGATATGTAAGTGTTAATGTACCTAATACTAATAGTGGTACATATAATGCCACTAGTAGAAATTCAGCCCTAGACATGGGGGCAAACAATAGCATTAGATATGTCAATACAAATGGTGTGCCTAACACTAATAGTGATACATATTCAGTTACAAGTAATGGCACAAAGGATATGGGGGCAACAAATAATTATAGATATGTAAGTGTATCTGTACCAATGCAAGAATCATCAAATACAAATTCAAATGGTATGGGTGGTGGCGGTCATAGAACTTGTTATACTTCGGTTATTGATACTGCAAATACTTTTACAAAGTTAGCAAAAGTAAGTTCTACAGTGTCAGCACCAAGTCATACATCGAGTACAACAAATACAATAACACTTCAAGGTTCTAACGATAATTCAAGTTGGTCAAATATAAAATCAATTACTTTTGACAGGGGAAGAGGAGCATCTAATGTAACTGGAGCAACAGAATATACAGTGGCAACGTATAGATACCTTAGAGGATATGGAGATAGTGGAAGTGATGGTAATGAAACAGGTTCTTTATCTATAAGTGTTTATCATACTTAGTTCATTTTGCAAAATCTATATTGATAGTTTATATGGATATTCATTTGTAGAATATTATGAAATAACAGTTAATTTTTAGGGGCTATTAAGCCCCTTTTTTAAGTTGGCACAAAGATTGTACTCGATAAAATACAATTTTTATTGTGTATTATCCCCCTTAAAAATCGAAATGGGAAAATTTAGGGTATAGAATACTTATATCAAATAAAAACTATTAAAGAAAAGGGGTATAAGACCATGAAAATCTTACGAGATTATTTAGAATCAGAACTAGATTTATTTAGGAAAGAGTGCAATTTTACAGAAAGTGAATTAGAGTATTTTAATCTAAAAGCATCTGACAAATCTAATGTTCAAATATCTATAGAGATGCAAGTATCTACATCTCAAGTCTCCAAATTAGCAAAGCGAGTAAAAGACAAAATTACAAAGCTTGAAAGTATGCAATAATCGTATGATTAATGTGTAAAAATCGGGTAGACAACGTGTGATTTTAGGTTGTCTATCCGTTTTATTATGTCCATAGAGAGGTAATCCCTATGGCATATAAATATTACAATTCTAATCCTTTAAACAAAATAGTTGGTGATTGCGTAATAAGGGCGATATCTGCGGCATTTGGAATACCCTGGGTAAATGCCTATACAGAATTAGCAATCTATGGATTAGAAAAATGTGATATACCATCTTCAAATAACCTTTGGGGTTCATATCTAAGAGAAAATGGCTATAAGGTAATTCCTCTACCAGATAACTGTCCTGATTGTTATACAGTACGTCAATTTGCAGAAGAACATCCACATGGAACGTACATATTAGCGACAGGTAATCATGCAATCGCCTGTATCTCAGGAACTTATATAGACAATTGGGATTCAGGAGATGAAATAGTAGCTTATTACTTTGAAAAGAGGGAATAGCCATGATTAATCACAATCCGTTCTTAAACAATCCATATTTACAAGCATTACAACAGAATCAACAAATGATGGCTGAAAGAAATAGTCAGAGCCAGGGAACAGTTTTTACACCTGTTCATAGTGATAACGAGGTTTTAAATTCACCTGTAGCACCTGGCAACACAATTTATTTTAAGCATGAGACAGAACCTTATATTTACACTAAATCTATGGGAATGTCTCAGTTTGAAGTACCTCAGACTAAGAAATACAAACTTGAAGAGGTAGAAATGACTAATGGTGCTATCAATGTTCCTACAGAACCAACAAGTCAACCTAAACAGACTCAACCTAAGTATTTATTGGAAGATGATATAAAGCCTATATTAGACGAATTAAGACAATGCAAGGAAGAGTTAAATGATTTAAGGGCTAGGTTAGAAAAAGAGGTTGTAGAGCCTGTTACAAAGCCTACAAAGGCTAATACTAGCACACCAACAAAGGAGAAATAGCCATGAATATGCCTTTTGGAAATATACAAGGCTTAATGCAAGCCTATCAACAGTTTATGACAAATAGACCTAAAGATTTAGGAAATGACCCAAACCAAGTTATTCAGAAAATGATGAATAGCGGTGCTGTAAATCAACAGCAATATAACCAGGCTAAATCTATAGCAAATATGATTAAGAGATTTATGCCTAATAAATAGTTCAAATTCGTGCGCACGATTTGAAAATACATCAACCGGTTAGTCGCTAGATGGCTAATCGCTAACCACATTAAATAGTGGTAGAAAGGAGCATTATATGTCACTTACAGATGACAATGGAACAGGAATGGTCATGCCTGTAGCACCTGCGTATGGCGGTGGTTTTGGCAATGGAATGGGCGGTTTCGGTTTCGGTGGTGATGGTGCTTGGCTGATTTTATTCATCCTCTTAGCTTGTGGCGGTGGATGGGGAAATGGCTTTGGCGGATTTGGTGGCTTTGGTGGTGGTCTTGGAATAGATTTTCCATGGCTACTCAAT